TCACCAAGGCGAAGAAGTAGGCCACGACATTGCGCACGGTGCCGCTCTGGCTGCGTGCCTGCAGCTCGTCGAGTACTTCCTGGCGCTGCTGCGGCGGCAGCCGCCNGGCGGCAGCCGCCGCAAGGCGGCCTGGACGTCTTTTTGCTGATCTGCCTGGGCATTGCTCAGGCAAGGCGGTAAGCTCACCGACTGCGATGCCGAATCGCCGTCGCCTTCGCGCGCGCGGTACGTACGTTCTTTTTTATACATATACGTCTTATACGTACTGCCCTGCTCAGCCGTCATGTGGCGAGCGAGTCCGGTCTGTTGCGGAACAAGCGTGCTGCCAGCGGAATCACGGGACGATGACAGTTGGCCTGCCGCCTGGTGCACTTGTGGCGGCGGCGTAGGGGGTAAATCATCGTCACTGTGGTGCTGATCGTGGGGCGCAATGGAAGTGGCTTCAGGTGCCTGCGCCAGCGTTGCCTGAATGTGAATGGCCACCCGATCCACCTGGTTGTTTTCGTGGCCGACGGAAGATTGCAGAAGCGCGGGCAGGCTGGCATCGAGCGTGCAAGCCTGTTGGAAGTCGAGGGCGCTTTCGTGAACCTGATACAGCTCGCTGAGCACATGGCCGGTCAGAGGATCGCGCTGCTGGCCCACCAGACTGATCCACCCCGTCAGCCGAAGCACGACGAGAACGCGCCGGGCCGTCTCGTACCCGGCCCGCTGCCCCAGCGGGGTAGAGGTGAGATAGCGACGCAACTGCCCCAGATTCGCCAGCGGGCTGATGCCGTCGGCAGAGCGCAGCATGCGCAGAACCTGCCAGCCATTGCGCTCCAATGGCGTGAGGCGGGCATCGAGCATGAGCGAGGCCGGCGTGGTGAACAGGGCATCTTGTCCCAGCGGGTTGTGGCGGGTGTGATGGTCTGCCATGAGCGTTCTCCGAGGTCTGGGCCACAGCGGCCCGTTCCCCTGCATCTCATCGCGTACCGTTCCATGCGTCAGCCAACAATGCGGTTTGCGCCATACCCGTTTTATCCGGCAGGCGTAGCTCTGGCACCGGATTCCAGACTGATCTATCATCCCGATACCCCCATGGGGGGTACAGCTGGGGGTACTTCCAGCAATTCCCGCAAAGGCCGTGGCCCGGTTTCCCCGTGAAACCTAGCATTCACGGCCCTTTGCCGACCGATCAACGTTTAAACGTGTAATCCCCTTCCCGTCCCAGGAAAGCCCCGGCCAAGCGC